CGTTACTCGTAAAATTACCAAAGCCGTGGCTCGCATTAAGCAAGCGATTGATCGAGAAGAAGCGTACGATCTTTTAGAACTTGGAAATATCGAATCTAAAAGAGATTGGTCAGATGCAGAAGATTTTGTCGATGGTATATGGAAAATGCTTAATCAAGAAGATCCGCATGACTACGTTCTCTCTTCTAATGAAACGCACACAATTCGCGAATTCGTTGAACTTGCATTTGAAGCAGCTGGAATTCAAGGCTATTGGCTGGGGTCGGGGATAAATGAAATTTTCTTGCAAAAAGAAACGGAAAGAGTTCTTATGGTAATCAATGAAAAATTCTATCGACCAGCAGAGGTTGAGCTTCTTCTTGGTGATTCGACAAAGGCTCGCCAAGAGCTTGGATGGAAGCCAAAAACTTCTTTCAAAAATTTAGTTGACAAGATGGTTTTTCATGACATAATGTTGCTGGATGGCAAAGAGTAAGATAAACAAAAAACACATACTCGCAAGACTCACGCTTGTCCCCACAAAGGATAAGCGTTTGTTTTATATGCGAGAAATGAAGATACTTAATGACTTATGCGAAAGATATTCGCTTGAGTTTATGAATGCCGTTTCTTTTGACAAACAGTTTGACTCTCTGGCTTATTTGGTCTGTGACAAACTTAAAGAGACAATGGATAAAAAGTTTCGCGCATTCAATTTTAAGGTTGACTTATCTAAGTATCCCGATTACGATATAGGCGAGAAGGTTGGCGAGGATGCCACAATAAACAAAAAAATAAAATCATTAAAAGACTTTTTAGATGGCTAAAATTAAACAAGATAAAGATAAAGAAGTATTAAAGTCAAGCTCCGTGCTAGGCTCGTTCTTAAAACAGAATTCCGATGATCACTACAATTTTGAGGAAGAAATTGATTACAAAGTTTCGAGCAGTTCTCTGCAACTAGACTTGAGACTCGGTGGAGGCTTGTGTCCAGGATTACATAGATTTTGCGGTATGAATGAAGGAGGCAAGACAAGTGCTGCGCTCGCATTCATGAAAAACTTTTTGGCGACTGTTCCAAATTCAAAAGGATTCTACATCAAAGCAGAAGGTCGTTTGTCTAAGGAAATGAGAGAAAGATCAGGCATTAAATTTGTTTTCAAGCCAGAAGAATGGGAAGCTGGAACATGCTTTGTATTTGAAAGCAACATTTATGAAACTGTTGTCGCGGCAATGCGCGAACTCGTTACCAAAAACGAAGAAGACAATCGCTACTATTTCTTGCTTGATTCTGTCGATGGACTAATCACCAAAGGCGATCTTGACAAGGACTTCGAAGACTCAAACAAAGTTGCTGGTGGTGCTGTGATTGCTGCGAACTTCATGAAGCGTCTGTCAATTGCTCTTGCTAAGAGAGGTCATATGGCAGTATTCATTAGCCAAGTTCGCGCAGACATTAAGCTCGATCCGTATTCCAAAGCTCCAGTTCGCCAAACAACTGCGACTGGCGGCAATGCACTTCTGCACTTTGCAAACTTCATTCTTGAGTTCGAGCCGCGATACAAGGGAGATTTAATTCTTAAAAATCCTTCCGACAAGACAATTGATGCTGTCAACAATCCAATCATTGGTCACTTCGCAAAAGTAACTGTGAAAAAGTCTCCCAATGAAAAAACAAATCTCACGATTGCTTACCCAATTAAATACGGTCGCACAAATGGCAACTCTGTATGGATTGAAAAAGAAATCGTTGATTTGCTTCTGCTGTGGGAGTTTCTTGGTAAGGGTGGTGCTTGGTATACAGCAACAGAAGAATTTGAAGAACTTCTCGCGGAAAATTCTCTTCCAGCATTCGGCAAAGTGCAAGGACTAGAATCGGTATTCAACAAAATTGAACAAGACCCACAACTCAGCAAATTCCTTGTTGGATATTTCAAGAAAGCAATTTGCAATGAAGTTTAAAACAATCAATGGTTCTGTCGCAGAGCTTAAAAATGCCAAGAGATATTTAATCAAATGGAAGGGCAAGAGTCGCAGCAAGTTTCAACTATACGTTAAAGAATTTCTTTTTCCATACTGGAAGAACGACATTGTTTTCGAAGAGTTCAAACTTGTCGGCACTCGCCTTTCTTTTGATTTCTACAACGCTAACAAAAAAATTGCCGTCGAAGTTCAAGGAGGTCAACACACGAAATATGTTGAATTCTTCCACGGCAATCGTTTTCAATATCTCCAGCAATTAAAAAGAGATGAAAAGAAATTGCAATTCTGCGAAGTCAATGGAATCACTCTTGTCGAAATTTATCCAAAGGATAAAATCTGCGAAGAACTTTTTTCCTCATTTGGCGTAATTTTGTAATTGACAACGGTAAAAAAAACCTTATCCTCAACTCAGATGATCTATAACTTAGAACTAGAAAAACAACTACTAGCGGCACTAATCAAAGAACCCGAAAGCTATTGTGAGATTTCCAATTTCATTAGCCACAAGGATTTCTACAGCGAAGATTCGGGGCTGCACAGTTCAATCTTTACAGTAATCAAACAAGCAATCGACGCTGGCGATCAGATTGATGAGGTTATCGTTGCACAACGAGTATCGTCACTAGGATTATCTTTTGAAGATAGACTCAATCCTGCTGATTACATTCGCTCGCTTGCCATGCGCAAAGTCCCGCACGGCAATCTAATCAAGACAGCAAAAGAACTCAAGAAGTTCACGATTCGTAGAGAGATATATGAATCCTCTCAAGAGATTGCTCGTAAGATGAAGTCTATTGCTCCAGAGTCGAGCTATAGTCAAATCATCGGAGCAGCAGACGATTCCTACAATTCGCGCATCAATCTTTATGAGATTGGAAACGATACGCCAGAAAATATCTATGATGAAATGGAAGCATTGATTGAAGAGCGAGGTAACAATCCCATTACCGAATTCGGCATGATGGGTCCTCATGAAAAAATCAATGAAATCTATGGATCACTGCTAAGACCTGGAAACATCACAGTTATCGTTGCTCGATCTGGCGTAGGAAAGACTCAATGGTGCATGGACTACTCGACTAAAGTGTCGATGAAATACAATGTTCCTGTATTGCACTTCGACAATGGCGAGATGAGCAAAGAAGAGCTTATCATGCGTCAGTGCGCTGCTATTTCTGGAGTTCAGATGCATCTTCTCGAAACAGGAAACTGGAGAAAAGCTGGACCAGATGTAGTCGCAAAGGTTCGTGCTACTTGGGCAAAAGTAAAAGACCTCAAGTTTTATTACTACAATGTCGGTGGCATGGATGTAGATTCGATGATTAAGGTTCTCAAGCGATTCTATTATGGCAAAGTTGGTCGTGGCAATAAAATGATCTTCTCATTTGACTATATCAAAACGACTTCAGAATCTGGCGGCGGCAAGAATGAATGGCAAGTAGTCGGCGAGATGGTTGACAAATTCAAGAAGTGTCTTCAGAAAGAAATCCTTCACGAAGGTGAGCCTATCATTCCTATGATTACATCTGTGCAATCTAACAGAAGTGGTATTACCAATAACCGTCAATCAGCAAACATTGTTGATGATGAAAGTATCGTATCGTTGTCAGACCGAATCACACAGTTCTGCTCCCACATGTTTATTCTTCGCAATAAAACTGCTGATGAAATTGAAACAGAGGGAAGAAACTTTGGCACTCATAAAATTATCAATGTAAAAGCTCGACACCTTGGCAAAGACATTGCTGGCGCTGTTGAACCAGTTCGCATTGGAGATAATTTGCGCAAGAACTTTATCAATCTTGAGTTCCATAATTTTTGCATCACCGAAAAAGGAGACCTTCGTGACATTGCTCGCGTAATGGAAGGTGGCGCAGACCTAGAAGACAATGAATCAGATGACATCCCAGACTTCAATTGATCCCGTTCACATCAAGCCTACCCTTGAAAAAATAGGGTATCGCTTGATTGATTGCGGAAATCATTGGCGCACAAAAGCTTTATATCGAGGCGGCGACAATGAAACTGCCATTTGTGTTTACAAAAACACTGGAGTATGGACTGACTATGCTCAAGGCAGTCAGAAGTTTCCCTTTGAGAGACTAATCAAATTGACTTTTGGCTCTGACCAACAAGCTATTAAAAACATTTTATCTTCTATCAACAAGTCTGAAGAATACGTATATATTGAAAAACAAACAATCGAAATGGACCAAATCTACCCTGAATCAATGCTGAACAATCTGTTCCCCAATTTCTCTTTCTATAAGAAGAAAGGATTGTCAGATGATACTCTCAACTTTTACAAAACTGGACTCGCTCAATCTGGAAAGATGTATCGACGTATGGTATTCCCAATCTACAACGAGTATAAGCAAATCATTGGCTTCAGCGGCAGAAAGATAGACGATAGTAATGACAAAATTCCCAAGTGGAAACATCTTGGCAAGAGAAAGAATTGGATTTATCCAGCATATATTCCCGCAGAAGAAACTGTTGATTCAATCATTCGCAAAGCAGGAGAAGTTGTGATTGTCGAAAGCATAGGCGATAGCATGGCTCTTTTTGAGTCTGGTATCAAAAACAATCTTGTATCTTTTGGACTCGGTTGTCAGTCTATCATGCTATCGTATCTCAGCTCTTTTCCTGTTAAGAGAATCGTAATCGCTGGCAACAATGACTTAGATGGCGAGAATCATGGCTATCTTGGATGCGTTAAAA